GGGCCATTCTTGACAAGCCTGCAAACAAGCCAGAGCACATTATCCGTTATCTGTCGGATAAAGAAATGGAAAACCCTGAAGCCATTCTTCAGTGGGTTTTTGAGGGTGACTTGGATAAGCACCGCCCAGATGACGTGTTTGCTCGCATGGAGCTCAAGCGGGCGGCTCAGGAGCTTCTTGACTTGAAAAAACAAGAAGAAGACATGGCTGACTTTTACGACAAGATTGAATTTGCAGCTCGCACTAATTTGCACACATGGAAACATGATGGAAGGACTTACCAAGGCTAATGCTCAATCAAGCAACGCACACTGTCGCTGAGGTCCTGATAGCGGTAAAACGTCAATTTGGTGACGAGTCCGGGGTTCAGCTTGAAGATGCTGACATCATTCGTTGGATAAACGAAGCGCAAGAAGTCATCTCCAACAAAAACAAAGTTTTGAAAGCTAAGGGAACTACGTCGTCAGTAGCGAATCAAAGCTCTTACACGTTCCCTGCTCAGAACATTCAACAAATTGAGTCAATTCATTTTGACGGTATGCGCATTCCTAACATGGCGTTTTCAGAGGCCGAGGAGTACGTATTTAATGCTGATCCGCCCGGTACGTTGACCGGCGTACCCGTTATCTGGTACGAATGGGCTGGTACGTTTACTTTCTGGCCTATGCCGAACGAAGTAAAAGATATTGACGTTTACTACACTCGCAGGCCAGCAGTCGTAACTTCGGGCTCTACGCTAGACGTTCCCGACAAGTATTACCCCGACATCATTCGTTACGTATTACAAAATGCTTACGAGCTTGACGAGGACCCCCAGAACTCTCAGATTAAGCAGAAGCAGTTTCAAGATAGTTTGAGCGAACTGTCGGACGAGGAGCGCACAGCTCAGAACATGACGTACGCCACCATTACCACTTACGATCTCTAGGAGTCTAAATGCCCGGGGAAAGTATTCAGATCGGCCCCTTCGTCGGCGGCCTTAACACGTTCAGCGATGAAACGTCTATTGCTGACAACGAATTGGTTGTCTGCGAAAACTTTGAGCTTGACCTCGATGGATCGCTTGTGTCGCGCCCACCTCTTGTCTATCGCGGAGTTAACCTTCCGCTAGGAGCAACGGGTAACGCTAACATTCTTGGTTACTACTACGGTCCCGGAAACGTACCGTACCTTCTTGCCAGCGACGGACTTAGCAAAACATATTACTTTAACGGCACGGTTTGGGTATTGATCACAAACACAATCGCCGCAACGGCTATGGCCCAGTTTGATAACAAAGCTTGGTTGCTTGCACCTTTCGGATCGACCAACCCCGGCGGTAGCTGGTCCCCAACTGCGGGATTCGTGGCGGAGCCCGAAATGCCTCGTGGCGACACAATCGTTGCCCACAAACAGCGTCTATGGGTAGCCGGTGGTCGTGACGCGCTAAGCAACGCAACTACGCTTTACTTCTCCAACCCGCTCGGATCCTCACCTTTCTGGCCTACGTTTATTTCGACGACTAACTTGGCAATTATTGGTGGCGGTGACGGACAAGCCCTAGTGCGCCTTGTCGTTTACTACAACGCCCTCGTTATTTTCCGCACTAACTCGATTTACTCTTTTCAATTCTTATCGGATCCCGGACTTGGTAACGTATCGCTTCTCGTACCCAACATCGGGCTGACTGACAAAAAGTCCCTCGTGACGTGGGAAAACTACATTTACTTCATGTACGACGAGAAAGCGTACGAATTTATCAATAACCGAGCGCAACAGATCAACCTAAAAGTTCCATTTGAGTCGGGTAATCAGTCAGGTATTGACGAGTCGCAAGCCCGAGCAGTGTCTGTTTTTGGCAATCGAATTATTTTTAGTTATTTCAACAACCTGTATGTTTACGGTCTTCGTACTCGTACGTGGTCTGTCTGGAACTCGACAGTTCGTGGACCTATTGGTGAGATTTTTGTCGCTGTCACGGACATGGAGTACGAGGAAGCTATTACGTTCAGCTCAGCTATCGTGCCTTTTAGTGGTTCGCGCGTAGCCAACACGCTTCACATAACTGACCTAGTTACGACAGATAGCGAAGCTTTTATCTGCACAATACAAACAAAGAATTACAACTACCAAGCCAGCGGTGTTTACAAGCGACTGTTTTGGTGGGGCGTTGACGCTATTTTTCGTGGGCAGGTCACGGCGAAAGCTTCTCCAATCTCGTTCAGCCAGTCAATTACTTGGAATATTCTTGGCGCGTATCAGTGGGGGCAAATCAGCTTATTTGCTTGGGAGCAGCCAGCGGCCCCGGTGATTGCTGTTGAGACAATTCGAGCTACTCCCGGAAACGCAGCTATTCGTAAGTTTGTAAAAATGTTAAAGTCTTTGCGGTTCCGTCAGATCAATTACCGTCTTGAGTTTGAAACTAACGGAGACACTACGACAGCTCCGGTCCGTTTGTTCTCGTTGACGACGTATGTTCGGGCGCATCAGAAAGTAAGTAAAACGGTCACGTAGGGGGTATTATTTCATTATGCCTAACATGAATAAGCCGAAGCCGGGTAAACCTGTGCCAAAGCCTCCGATGCCTATGACAAAGCCTATGACAAGGCTTCCGATACCGACCAGCCCGGGCAACCCGGGTAGCCCGGGTATTATGCCTACGCCTGTACGTCCGATGCCCCCTATGACAAAGCCTATGACAAGGCCCCCAATGGGGGGTAGTCCGGGTATTATGCCTACGCCCGTACGTCCGGGTAATGGCGTTATGGAGAACATGCCGATTGTTCGTGACGACATGGGGGGTAATGGATTTACGCCGTACGCTGCTGGTAAGAAGCACTACGGCACAGGACGCGGAGCTCCCAACGTGGGGGCTACGGGAAATATGGCGGGTTACGCCATGCGCGACGGCAAAGCTGCCGCTCGTAGGCAGGCGCTTATGCGTCGTACTGGAGGGATGTAAAAATGGCTAGGCAGGAAAACTCTTTTTATGAGTACCGCGATCGAAACAATAGGATCAAAGACAATAAGCGGAAGATGGACGAAGCAGACCGCGAAATGGGCGCTTACGAAGCGATGGATTCGGGAAAACGTACCTCTACTGATAAGCAGAGATATCAATTTAACAAAAATGTAAAATCCTCTGCGGAACCCCGCTACAACTATGATTTGAGAGCGCAAGTAGAATCAAAACAAGGAATCCCGGCGGCTCGTTACAAAGCTTTGAAAGAATTGGCTTCTTCTGGGACAACTGAGCGACTTGCTCAAGCTGGTCGTACGGCTCAGGCAGCGGGTCGAGCACGGGTAGCTCAAGCAAAAACGGCTCAAACCGGTGTAGCTAGCGGAGCTCAGGCTATGGGAACCGCTATGCGCCGCCCCACTATTTCAGCCGCCCCTCGCCCAGCCGCTCAACCTGCTCGTCCCGTAGCTCGCCCAGCAGCTCAGGCTCAAGCCGGTGTAGCTCGCGGAGCAGCCGCTATGGGCGCTGCTATGCGCAGACGGTAACATGCCCAGCGCTGCGTGGCAAAGAAAAGAAGGTAAGAACCCTTCCGGTGGGTTAAACGAAGCCGGTAGGCGTTCTTATGAAAACGCGAACCCCGGATCAGACCTAAAAGCTCCGGTTAAGTCGGGTAGCAACCCGCGTCGAACTTCTTTTCTTGCCCGCATGGGTAACATGCCGGGACCAGAGTATGATAAAAACGGGAAACCCACACGCTTGCTTCTGTCGTTGCAAGCTTGGGGAGCGAGCAACAAAGCTGATGCTCGCAGAAAAGCTTTAAGTATGAAAGCGAGTAAGTAATCATGGGCCTCAAGATTACGATTGAGAACGAGTCGTACGAGTCTCCTGAGCAGCCTTGCCCGAAGTGTGGCGAGATGCAGGAGATGGACGACAAGTATTGTTGCGATTGCGGTTGTAAGATGCCGCAACCTAAAATTTCTGCTCGACTTGGTACACTTAGCAAGATGGCAAAAATGCCGATGGGATCTGATTACTAATGCCTTTTAAATCAAAAGCTCAGCGTGGCTACATGTACGCTACTAAGCCTGACATGGCTAAGAAGTTCTCTAGTGAAACCCCCAAGGGTAAGAAGCTTCCCGCACGTGCAAACAAGGTCGAGGCCCGCAAAACGGCTTTGTCGAAGATGACTGGAGGCTACTAATGTCTATGCCTATGTACCGCCCCGGACCTTCACGAGTTTCTGTTCCCAGCAACACAGGAAACACGGGAAACTTGCGCCCCGGAATGCCCGCCGCTTCAAGG